AAATAATCTCTATCTAACTCATTTACAGCCATTTTAATTTCCTTCTAATGTTGCAATTCTAGCCTCAAGACTATCAACTTTTGCAGATAATTCCTGAACAGCTTTCACCAATATAGGATAAGTCCTAACGTAGTCAGCTTCAAGTCTATCAGGGTTTTCCGAATTTACTAATCTTGTTCTTGTTGCAGATGAATGTTCAATTTCAACATCCATTAACTCTTGAGCAATAAAGCCCAAGTCCTTTTTAGTGCCGAAAGTGCCATCACGCCTGTTCCAAGTAAACTGAACAGGGCGCATATCGTTTATAAAATTTAAACCAAAAGATAAATCTTCAATAGCTGTCTTGTCACGCTCATCAGACAAACTTGATATGGTTTGCACGTTACATCTTATCGAACTTACAGAAAAATTTCCAAGAGTGATTTCGTTATTTACAGTGCCAGTTGAGGGATATGCTTGATATCCAAGACACATATTATTTGACCCTGTTGAAAGAGAAATAGCTGCATTATATCCTATAAACGTGTTCTGACTTCCAGTTGATACCGCACTTCCTGCGCTACTACCCATAGCAGTATTATACTGACCAGAAGTTAATGCATCTAAACAATATGCGCCTACTCCAATGTTAGAACTGCCGCTACCTCCTGCGTAACCAGCTTGGTGTCCGATAAAGGTACAAAAGTCACCTCCATCCATATCGTAACCTGCACGATAGCCAACTAAGACATTATAATTACTTCCATTAGTTCCAGAAGCACCACACTGCATACCAACAGAAACGCCGTAATCTCCAGCTACATAAGAGGCATAGCCAAGAGCCGTTCCTCTAGAATAATTACTATCAGCCATATAACCAAGAGCAACACAATAATCGATTGAATAAGCACTATCCATAGCACCATAACCGATAGCCGTATTATAATAAGGACTACTAGTGGAGTAACGCCCAAGTGCATCGCCACCTACAGCAACCGACCTATAATGGTTTCCGTCAGAAATAGCAGAATTACCTATGCCTATAGCATCATCACCCCAACAGTCATTGCCTGCTTGGTAACCAAGCATTACTTGGTAGTCTTTACTACTACTGCTATAGTTACCTGAATAATACCCCAAATAGGTGTTGCCAGTTCCAGCATTACCCGCACCTGCCCTTTGTCCTACTGCTGTATTATAGGAGTAAGTATTCTGATTGCGCCCTGCTTCAGCACCTACAAAAGTGTTGTAGTCTCCTGTTGAAATGTATTGCCCTGCATACGCACCTATAGCAGTGTTATTAATAGGATTGGGTGTATTTATATCTAAAGTGCCTAGTGCGTTAAAACCAACAGCAGTATTGGCAACAAAATCAGAACTTCCAGTAATTGTTGGGGTGCCATCACCAATATACAAAGAAGCCCATGATGTATCCTCTGTCATTGATACACTTGACCCGCTTATATCACTTGTTAATGCAACGGTTCCAGAAGCATCTGGGAATGTTATTGTTCGATTGTCCTCATGTGAAGTTGTTAATGTCAAACTGCGGTCAAAACCACTGGTGTTGGTTCTTTGCATTTTTATGTCAATACCAGCCTCAGTAACTAAGTCTCCTTCTTGAATTAGCGCACCAGTGACAGGGCTTAATTGCATTATGTCCACTGTGCCTGATGTGGTAACATTACCTGCCTTAAATTGCAATTTACCAGAGTTTTGCCCTGAAATTGTAGTGCTTGACTCAGCTTCAATTCTAAACATATCTTGAAATGGTGTGCCTCCACCTGCTGCATTGGCAAAAAACCTAATAGAGCCTACAGTTTCAAGTGAATTGGGAGAGGATTTATCATGGTAAAAATTAAGTACTGGACCTGCCGTACTACTGGTTGAAGTAAGGGTTATATTGTTTGTTGTACCATCAGCCAAAACAACGTGACCAGACGCATTAGGTAGTGTAATTGTTCTGTCAGTAGTTGGGTCGACTACGTTAAGTGTGGTTTGGTGATTATCCTCTGTGCTTCCCTCAAATTCTAAGGCGTCAGCTTTGACAGTTCCATTTACAGTTAACAAACCACTTGGAGAAATGCTTGCTAAAGTAGCGTTTGACCCATCTAAAAACAAATGCCCTAATTGGTCATTTACCCTAATAGACCCTAAATTTGTACTATTACCATAAAATTCTATTTGCGGGTTTTGACTGCCAGATGTGCTATCTTTATCAATAATTCTTATAGCCGCATCGTCATCGCCGTTATCTGAGTTACCTTGAACAGTAAATCTTGCTTGAGTTGAATTACCCCCAACATGAGCGCGACCATTACTATTTACAACAAAACCCCAAGTATTTCCAACATATACACCTAATGCTTGAGCGTTGCCGCTTGTGTCGTCTGACCTTACTAATAATGCTTTTGCTGAACTTGTAGTGCCAGTGTTATAAACAGACGCAGCATATGTTGCAGCACTATGGGCAACATCAAGACACCTTGGAGTAGCAACTGTTTCGTGTCCTGAGCCTAGCTTAACATTGCCGCTACTATCTTTTAAAACCAAGTCCTCATTAGCTGCGGTAATAAATACCTCAACATCGGTTCCAGATAGGCTTAGAAGCGACCCCGTAGAACTTTCGGTCAATGTTCGTGACAAAGTAGTTCCCGAAGCCGTATAGGTTCCAGTTCCTATTTCAAAATTAGTGCCGTCTACAATAACGTATCTTACAATATCGCCGTCAGAAATACCGCCATCAGCAAAGGTTTGAAAACCGCCAAAGGCACTTCCTAATGTAATAGTGCCTGTGCCAGTTGTGCTAGTTCCGACCTTTACCCTGTTTGCTAAGACATTAGCCATTGTCTACTCCTAGCTAGGGTCTGGAATACCTACGTCTAATGCTTCTAAACTAAATGTGTTGCCAGTTGTAACCGATTGCGAAGCAGTTAAAGAACCAGTAACCAACAAACGTGAATTTGTTGTATCAACGATTGCGTAATGTGTAGCGGTTCCTGTGCCCGTTACGCTACCGCCTGATATAGCACTAAGTGTTACTTTTCTACCGCCGCCTGTTCTGTCAGCGGGTGCCGAAATAGTAATACTTGTCGTATTGCCTAGTGTGCTTGTTGATGTTGCGTCTGTATAACTAGTCGCTTCTTGTGATGTAATATGTACCGCATTGGCTTCAGTGTCCAAAACTGTTAGTCCGTTGTCTAGTACCCTGTCTGCTATTGTTGCCATTAATAACTCCTAATTTTGATGCGGCCACCTGAGCCACTGGTTTTTGACCGAACACTCTCGGTATTGATAGCACTTATTGCCGCTTTATACAACGCCGCCCACGTTGCAGTTCTTTCGTCCTCCATTAGAAACGGCGCTGAATGGATTAACGAACCATATAAATATGCGTCAGGGTGATTTAACAATAGCCAATTATTATCAGTCGAATTAGCTAAGTTTTCTATTGTTGTGTAGTATAAAATTTGCAAATCGTAAGCTGTATCGGGTGTTGGGAACACTTCTATCGAACCATCTATTAAAGTAAAATTTCTTGGCGTTCCTGTTGTGTTGTCCGCTTCCATTCTCAATTTAGATATTTCGAAAGTGCCGACCATTTCTAGCGTCGAGGTATTACCGCTTGTTATAGATAATCTGATTGGCTCTAAAAAATCATCTGGCAACGAACTATATTGCGTGTCCAAAGTAGCATTTGCTCTTTTTTCCATGCGCCAATGCCTAATATCTCTATTAAAGGCTTTTTCAGCCAGTCTTATAAAATCAGGTATATGACTATCTAAATCAGTTCTGTTTAATGTATCTTCTATTTTTTGCTTTAGTTCGTTGTAAGTTGTTAAAGCCATTTGTTACCACTTAACTTTGTTTGCCCAATATGCCGCCGACATTTTGCCTTTAGCTATATTCTTTGCGTGTCTTGCCTTAAATGACTTTGCTCTTTTTGTCATTGTTTTATCACCAGTTTTTCCTTGTTGTCCAAAGCGAATTGTTTTTATTTTATCGCCTTCTTTTGCTACAACAATGTGAGATTTTTTAGGGTGGCTAGGGGTACGTTTCGGCTTGTTGTATCCACTAACTCCTGCTCGTTTCAGCCTTGGGTCTTTTGCCATTTAAGGCCTACTTAAATAATTTAAATAAGCATCCATCATTTGCTGAAAGTTAGGCTGTACGCCTCTTGCTGCAAATTCTTGCATTGCTAGTTCTCTAAATTCATCGAAAGAAACATTGCCTAATTGTGTAACTTCCGCAATATCTCTAAATCTTTTTCTCCTTAGTGGTGTAAAATTGTTTCCACTATTGTTAAGAATTTTTACAGCATTACCTATTGCTCTACCAGTTTCGTTTTTTCTTTTTAAAACATTATCTTTAGAACCTATAGGCGATGCAATCATATTTGCTATTTCGCTTAAAATGCCGCCGCCTTGAAACGTATCGCCTCTGCGCCCCATGCCGCCACCGTCAAACATATCTAGCAAATTCTTGTAGGCCATAATTATTTCTTTTTACCGCCTTTTTTCTTTCCTTTACCGTAGGGCATTATTTTTTCCTTTTCTTTTTCATTGCTCGTAAATTATCAACCATATTAGGGTAGGGTCTGCCTGCCGCTTTTGCGGTGCTTTTAGCTTTGGCCTTTTCAGCTTTGGTCATTTTTCGCCGTTTATTTTTAGGTTTAGGGTTTTTACTTTTCCAAACTGGTTTCTTAGCCATAACCGCCCTCCTATAAAAAACTCTATAACATATAAAATAATATTAGGCTATACCTTTTAGATTGCGTTTTATTGGTTCGCCCCAATCAATATTTGGCCTATAGCCAACCGCTAAATATCTAAAGCTATCCGCGCCGTGTGAAGTCCAATCATGTAAGGGTCGACCACGCCAAGATTTAAGTTTTTCGTCAAACTCCCTACGGTATTGTAATAATGCTTCTATACCGCGCTCACATTTTTTTTCGTCAAACCAACACTTATTTAGCATAGACCGTGATGCTTGTATGCCATCATCTACACTAAGCCTCGGTGCTATTTCAATATTTCGTATGCCTAAATTATCTAAAGTTTCTAAACGACTTTTGCCTGTTCCTAATTCTTTTACCCTTACATCGTGTGGTAAAATGTGCGCTTCGTAATGATAACCTTTTTCATGTAAAACTTTAGCATAGTGGTCTAAACCTACCCCACTATTTTCGTAATAATCTATTAAATGAACTTCCTGACCAACAAACTGAGCAAACCAAATAGCCGTACTGTCGCCTATTCCTAAATCAAAACTTGTAACAACTGAAGCCGCAGGGTCATAAGGAACCGATGTAATTCTTTCTTCTACTTTAGCCGTTTTCATTTCTTGCGCATAATAGGCACCTTGAATAGCCGCTTCGAAACTACACATAAATTCTTGAGCGTATCTATCCTCACCCATAGTTAAACGTGCTTCTTCTAATTCTTCCGCTTCTAAAATATCTGTTTCATCCGCCTTATACATAGCCGAAAACCAATTAGGATTATTTTCAGCATTATTATAAATTTCCCAAAATTCGTTTTTTCCTTTTGGTGTTCCAATAAACGTTGCTTTTCCTTTTCGGTCAGCTAACGAAGGTCTAATAACTGTAGGCCAAGCATTTGCAGGAAAGTCGGCAGGTTCGTCTAATACAACAGAATCAAAATATAAACCTCGCATGGCGTCGTAGTTATCTGCGCCAAATAATCTGAACCTAGCACCGTTAGGAAAGTCAGCCCTTAGTTCTGCCACGTTATAAGAAACGCCATCTATATCCTGAGTGTATTCTAATAAATAATCCCACGCTATCGCTTTAGCTTGACGGTAATATGGTGCGATATAAGCAACGCGAACTTTACTACGCTCTGTAGTTAATGCCGTTCTAATTAAATCATTTATGGCTGCAACCGTTTTACCAAACCTGCGGTGAGCGACAATAACGGCAAATCTTTCTTTACGTTTATGAAAACTCTTAACAAGCTTCCTTGGCTTATATTTAATCGTCCTCGTCGTCATCGTCTAACCATTTATAAGCTATAACGTGTTCGCCTGTGTCGCCTGCGCCTTCGATGCGTTGTGTTTCTTTCCACCCTGCCCTAGTTTTTAAATAAAATATTTGTGCGCCCAAGTCTCCAGACCTAGCTTTTTGGATTAAATTTTGCGCTACAAATCCAACAGCCCTCGCTTTTCCCTTTTTATATAGTGCAGAAACTTCATCATCCCTGTCTAGTATATCAAAAAAAACACGCCTACTTATACCAAAATAATCAGCTATTTGTTCTGTTGTTAAAACTGCCGCTAATGTTTCGACTTCACGTTTTTGTTCGTCCGTTAAAACTATTTTTGGCCTGCCACCTAAATTTTTTTTCTCTTTCATACTGGACATACTTTACGTTTTGTTATATTGTAGTTTACAAGCAATAAAGGAACTATTATGGATATTACATTTACAACACCGCACGAACAGTTTTGCTACGAAACCGCTGTAATGTTTTCGGCTATTAGAGGTTACGGTGCTAAACGTACTAGACAAGAGTTTACTAGCGCAGAAGATGCTATTACTTACGCTAAGACTTTTGGCGATAACAAAACTATGATTTATGCTATTAACGACCTCGGCAACTTTGCCCATATTTTTAACGCATAATTTATTCATCATCGAACCCCGATAAGTCTATTTCTACTTCGCCACATTTTTCGGCGGCTATTCGGGGGTCGCCTTTTACAAATATTAACACGTTTTGATGTGTTTTTCCTAGCTTTCTAGAAACTGAAAAACCTTTGCCTGCTCTAAGAGGAAGGCTTCCGACCATGGTCACTAATATAGCTTCGTTATAAAATTTTAAACCACTTTCCAAAAAAGCATTTATAGTTTCGCCTACAAAATTATAATAATAACCTTTTTTGTCTCTAACTTCGCCAACCACAAAACAAGCGAAAGAATCATTATTTAATAAACTACAACTTTTTTCTATTATATTTTTATAATTAATTAAAAAGCTATCGTAATCCATGTTAGATAAATCGTTTTTATCATCACTATAAACTTCTAAATCTACATAAGGGGGACAACTAAAAATTAAGTCTGCTTTTACATCTTTAAAAGTTTTATCAATATTTATACTATCGCCAATTTCCCAAGTAGGTAAAAAGTCTTCGCAAATTAATTCAGATTGCTTTCTATTACTTTCTACTTGTTCAGACCGAAGCTCATGACCGTAATAATTTTTTTCTAATTTACTGGCAACAATACCCCTAACACTACCACCCGCAAAAGGGTCAACTATATTGCCGTTTTTAGGACAAAACCACCTATAAACTAACTCGCAAAGAACGGGGTCAAAAACACTAGTGTTACTAATTTTCATACCCGCCATTTCGGCTATATTATTATTAAAAGTTAATTCTTCGGCACGACCTTCTTCGGATTCTATCCCTAATTCTAGCCATT